CGACTGACTGCGCACCCGAAGGATTTTATGTCAGCCGCAGAAGCCTTGCGGCAACAGTAGGTGTAGGACTTGATGCAATGATAGAAAACCCATGAAACAAAATATTTTTGGAATATTTGGAGTTTAAAGTCTTCACAGGACGATTTTAAAGTGTTTTTGATATTTAGTTTAACGTGATCATCGCACATTTCAACGTAAGAAAAGACAGTACAAACAAAAGCTAAATAGGGAAGGTCCAGTTGGGGAAACCACCAGGAGTAATTGCAAGCGTGAAGCGCTCGGTACCGGCCCCGCTGTAAACAGGCAAAGTGCCAAGCCCACCGAAGGCCAAAATACCCGGGAGGGTCTCATCGGTGAGCGTAAAGGAAATCTGCCATGTTAATTCAACGAAGCCAGTACCCAGCACTGCAGTTGCTGCAAGTGTGTTAAAGTTGGTACCAGTGAGTATGGGTAAAACAGTGTTAGCGGCGCCTCCACGCCACCGCAGCACCAAAATATAGGTGCCGCGCATGTGCGCGGGGAACTCAATCTGACCCTGCGAGACCTTAACACCTAAGGTGTTAAAGTCAATAACCCGCGATACGTCAGTACCAAGCGGAATTGCATTAGACCAAGCAGGTGCGGAGAAGTGAGCTGCCAAAACAGGTGTTGATTGAGGTGAAATGCGCGGCTTACGCAAAATACATTCGTAAGACGCCCACAATTCCCCAACAATGTTCGTTTGCCCGGCCTGTCCGCCAGACGTGGCAACAACCAAGTTGCCAAAGTCGAACATTTTAATGTCACCTGTCGGCGGTTCCGACCGCACATACTGGATCTTAAATGGATTCTCCTTTGGTGCACACTCTAAAGGCAGCACCGCTGAGGATGAGGGTGGCGAATCAACCGACCACATTTCATTCAACAACTCCACCTTTGAAGGGAAAGGCAGAGCGTCGGCCCGGTATTGGAAAGCCAACATAACTGAGCCCATGGCAGTATTGGTGCCAGTGGACAAAGCTGTGCTGGATGTAGGCTTATACTCAAATACGAGACCGGTAAATTCATACTCCTGAAAATTAGCGGCAATGGCGGATAGATAAGGGAACGTTGCAGGAAGCCCCGGATTGACTGCCAAATTAATGGCAGTAAACGTTGGTCCATTCATTGCAATATCAGTTATATATTCGCGATGCCGAAGCGTGATCGAGTTGTTACTAGAATGCATAAAAGGCACTTGGGCGCTTGCGTCCCAAAGGGAGTTTTGAGTGATGGCATAATCACCACTACCAAAAATAGTGGGCATACCAATAAAACTCCCAAGGGTATTGCCGGCCCCCAAGAGCATCCGGCCCAGATCAGTTACCTGACTGGAGGGTGCTTGCAGTTTAGCAATCATTCTAGTAAGCTGTGCCATCTCATTCTTTACGGCTGCAGGTTTCCGTGGTTTCCTCTGCTTCTTCGACTGTTGTTGCTTCTTCTTAGGTGGCATGGTATTGGATACCCGATGCCGCGGAGACTGTTCATCCATATTTACCCGAAGGCTCATCCGTGCAGTCGTTCGACACTCCCAAGAAGGTTGGTACGTAAATCTTTACATGCCGCCAGCAGCATTGCGCCAGCGCAAAACGTTTTGGACAAATTAAAAACATGGACCCAATAATTGTAGGAAATCAACCGGCTTAGGAGCCACCCCCGCCGTAGCGGTTCTACCATAACAAAAACCTACGTGGCTGCGGGGCACAGTGAGTAACCTGCATTGAAACAGATTGCTTACCATACTCGCGCTCAATAGCAATTTGGTGTTTGGGCGTAATCCCAAAAGCCACCCAAAAGCTACATCGCGTTGCCGGGGTCGGTTCCATGACAGGGCGCGTCATGCCCTTAGCGAGCATGCGCACCCCCCAACCCCAGCCCGTCTCCACGTTAGACTTGCGACCTGTACTGGACCGAACGTACATCTGATAAAACGACTGCCAAATGGGGATGCCACCAGTGAGTGAGAGTCCGCCAGTGCCAACGGCACCAAGCCAACCCCTCTTCTCACCGACAGAACGCAGAGGCGTAATGCTCAATGCGTCCTTCGCGATGGCTATTCGTGGGTCCCGCACCATGATATAATCACAGACGCCCGGACCAACGAAAATTGGCTGTGTTTGGCAGAAACTAATCTTCTCAATATCATAAACCGGCTCTTCGACGGCCATGGAGAAGCCCATTTTAATGAACCAATCCTTGAGCCTACTACTAAACCGGGAGAGATTGCTCCGCTCCATAAACACGACACAATCATCACCATTATTCGCCAGGTGTATAGGCACTCCAACCATAGCTGCATACGAATAAACCATCGCACACATTAGGAGGCAATTACCTAAACTGGTGTTCATGTCACCACTCATTCGACAACCATCAGTATCATACGCCAGCCACCCATCAGCCACGTGACCAGAACACTTATTTTCATACTGCACGCGACAGAGATCAGCTAACCGATCCCGATCGCACTGGCGCCAAAAACACCACGCATAAATATTGTGCTCATAGCCCAACGCTGCCTGTGAGACATGCTGGTCAAAACGTTCAGCGTCCAAACCAACGGCCACAGGATCCTTGAATGAAGCCCACTTGCGATAAATTAACTTACCACAAGCGGCTGCATTCAAGCCCTTCATGACGGTAGGCATCCCATAGACTTCACCTATTGCATCAAAAATCCTCTCCTCGATAGGCCGAATGAACCTACCGAACTCAACATTAAAGCGGGGTGATCTCGGTGAAATCACCCTAGGGACAGTGTCTGGCTTGGAAGAGTAATTGAACTTCTCATACTTTACAAACACTTTAACGCGGGCATCTCTACCCACGCGTCCAAATTCATCTATACAAACCTCCAATCCCCTACTACGGAGTGAAGCTAGAGCCTGTGTGTAAAGAACATGCTTGCGGCCCTTATATGTGTCAACAAACTGTTGACCAGTGATAGGGACGGTCGAGGGCAGGTACTTCACAACCTTGGCCGTGAATACGGACAGACTATTTGTGAAATGAATTCTATTAAGCGGTTTATAGGGAGGGACGTGAAGTCCGTTACGCTTCACGAAGAACACCCTCTCCTTAACCGCCCGCTCTAACGCATCAATGCCTGTGTTATGGACGCGGAATACTGTTGGGCCGGAGACACCCAACACGGCAGTTGTATTCCGCGTCCTGGGGCTGCCTAGAGTTCGATGTACCTCCAGATTGGGGTGGTCAGGCGCTGTGCTTTTACGGCACACCACCCCAGGTACTAACTCCAGGCGCCCCTAATCGCCAAGCGATGGAACTGAGGGGGTTGAAGCCCCCCAGTCCCACCATTTGGCGTTGGCCAGTCTACGCCGCAATGCGGCAGGCGCAGACGCCTTGCT